GTGAATCATCTATCTCAACCTTATCACTTCGTTCGTTCCATTTATCAATAACTGGATACCAATCACGCTCAGCCCAAGAAGGCTCTTCATAATCAGGATAAGAGAATTTTTCATCTTCTTTAGCCTTTTGTGCTAACCAATAAGCTTTCTGTGCAGCAGCTAAACGAGCTTCAGGTCCAGTAGCAGCAGCAGCTAATTGAGCACCACTAGCTTGTCCTGGTCTAATTCTTGCTTGTCTACTTGCGCTACCTGCAGTAGGAGCCGTAGTTAAAGCATTAATAACTGCTTGTGTACCAGCCATTCCACCAGGTTGCGTTTGTGATCCAAATCCAGGAGTACCTGGGAAAGAACTAGATCTATCTAATTGATTAGCTAACTCTGCATTCTGTAAATTAATAGCAGCATGGGACGACCTTATATTTCCTGGAGTTTCGCCAGCATCCCACCTTCTCTTTTCGATCGCTTCTTCTCGTGCATCTAAACGTCTCAAATAATCTGATGCGTCTTGATAACTCTCGGTAGGCGTCACATCCGTCACTATCTGTGGCGGTGGCGGAGGCGGCGGCATTATAATTGTTGGAGGTGGAGGAGACTTCCTTCCCATCTTGTCTATTTAAACTTAACTTCTATACTGATTCTATCTGTCACAAACTCATGTAAATGCTGAGCACCAATAACACCGACAGGCAAGAGAGCCAGAATCAAAATCAACTCAGCATAAGTAATGGGGCGGCGCATAACAAAGATTATCCTTATCTTACAGAGTTTAGCGACCTTATATCAAAACTGTCCATAGATAGATTACTAGAATTAATGACTCATCAACAGAAAATGTTCGCAAATGCACTGTGGGAAGCCGAAAATTACGGAGGATCAGAAGCAAAATGCGAAAAGAGATTAGAAGAACTCTATGGGCCTAAATGGTATGAGATAACGTCGATAGAAGATAATATGGCTAATAAAAAAGAGTATTATGAATTAGTTCTACGATCTGATCATAGGAAACAGTGGGACGATCGACGATTTTGGGGTAACATTTCAGAAGATAAAGATATCGAATGACAGTTATAAAAAATGAAGACTGGATAGAAGCTCTAAATCACACCGATTATGAGCCGATAGATGATGTAGATAACGTCTACCAGAGTTATCGATTTTGTGATCTCGATATAAATACAGTTACAGTCAAAAATTATGAGAAATTATTGGTCCCTTCGTTGATTGAACAAGTAGAAATGTTCATACCTCCTTCAGGTAGTTTTGAAAATGCAGATCTAAGACGTTATTTAGAACTCATTTGTAGTTATGAAACCAGTACAACCGATCTAATGCTAGGACTTTCGTTAGCCGATCAAATTCGACTAACTTTCAGTGACATGAGAACCAGTACTATCTGTGATAGGTATCCAGAAATAAATTTAGCTGAAAAACGTAGATATCGTTGCGTCGCAGAATACTTGATAAGACAAGGAGAATTAACGAAATTAAGAGATGAAAACGGAAAATTAATCAAAAAAATAGGAAATATGCAAAAAGCTGTAGTTTTATACCAACCTCTACCAAAATTATTAGAAACCTTAAAACGCTCTGGTTTAGGACATCTAATTAAATCCGTTCTTAAAAAGAAGGATGCTCCCAAAGAAGAATCTTGATAAACTTAGACAGTTAAAAAAAATCATGAGCAGACGAGACGAACTCCTAAAAAAACTTCTACGCACTGTAACTAGTGAGGATGAAGCAAAACTCCTTCAATTAACTATTGAGCGTATATGTGCAGACATGTGCGAATTCTACACAGAGTTCCATAAAAAAGAAGGAGCTGGCGCAATGGTATATGTACCAGACGCTCCAGAGAAAAAAAGTATGTTCTATCTGACTGTAGATCACTTAATAAATGCTCTTAATGACCTTAATAACAGGGGTATGGATGGCGTTGCAGACGTAATGCAGAAGGCAATAACAAGAGCTGAACAATTGGATCCTAAAAAAGAATCTCTTTTCATCATCCAAGATCAAGAAAAAATGCAACTTATTCACTATAAACATGACAGTGAAGGAGCTAATTTTATAAAAATGATGTGAAAAGAAGAAAACTTCGCTGGGCTGATTACAGGCTCGTCTTAGGCCGAATAAGTCATCTCAACCATGATTGGTTAACACCAGCAGAGTATTTACCTTATATCTACGCTTTATTAGGGGATATAGACCTAGATCCATGTTCTACCCACTCTGCAAATGCAGAGTTTCTTCGAGCAAAGAAAATATATAACCTAGAAGATGATGGATTAAATATTCAAGACCCGTGGACAGGAAAAGTCTATCTATTTCCTCCAACATTTGGTCGTTGCTCTTTTAGTAAAGAAAGAGGCACATGGCGATGGAGTGTAAAAGCAGGAGCAGCTTCAAAAGCCCCTTCAGTCATTTGGTTTAGACGTCTAATAAGAGAATGGAAACTTAGAAATATCCCAGAAGCCTTGTTTTATACGACTTATCCAGAAATGATGAGAATTTGTCCTGAAATGTGGGACTTTCCTGTATGTATACCTACTGATCGAGCGAATTTAATACACGGTAAAGGTCTATATACATTGAAATCTCCTATGTATTGGGGTTATTTCATATATCTACCAACTCTTGAATTTGGATTTGATCAAACCGAGAAATTTAAAGATATATTTTCTCATTTAGGAAAGATCATCTGCTAAATTGAAATTTTATAGCCCAATGGAAGATATGACAGGCACTCAAATTGAAATAGCGACTGTCTGTGATGATGTTAAAGAATTATTGCTATATAAAAACGGTAAATATGGTAATTCCGCATTAAAACCAGCTCGTATATTCAGTAAAGCAAATGCAGTTGAACAATTATTAGTAAGAATAGACGATAAATTGAACAGAATTCAAAAAGGAGCAGGGTTGATTGGAGAAGATGAAGACGTCATAATGGATTTGATTGGTTATTTAGTACTGCTTAAAATAGGTTTAAAGCACCAAGCAGAAGATCAAAAAGCTTTACCATCATGCAGTACGAAACCTTCATAGAGAACTACACTCCTGAACTCCAACTAATTGATGCACTCGATATGCTCAAACATTATGAAGCTGACGCGGCGGAGATCCTAGACCGCTGGGCTTCTGAGTCCAATAACGAAAAAACTGACGGATCGCTTCCCCAGAAGGATCCCAATCAAGAAGTTTTTTCTCAAGATATTCAATTGCTTTCAACTGATTGGGAGCCCCAGTATAAGTCTCAGGGAGATTTAATAAGCATCGCTTCGCCCGACAACGATGAGGAACAAGAGTGGGAATATCCTTATCCGCCGCAAAATAGGTATCGAGCTCAACACGACGTCTATCTCTCATCAGATCACCCCCTGACAGCCAAATATGATTGATATAAGGACTCCACTCCCGGATAATTTTAGTTTTACCAGCTGCTGAATTTATTAACTCAAGTAAACGACATGTCTTTAAAGAGGATACCCCAATACTGTGAGCAAAACTAAGAAGGGCAGCTTTTCGATTCGTATTTAAAGGAACTAAAACATATTGAGATACTAGATCAGAAAATTCTTTTAAATCTTCTTCAAGCTGTAAATCTATCTCTTCCTTTGTAGCTTTATCAGTAGAATTAAGCCAATGTTTATCTAATTTCTTACTCCCATATCCAATTCTCCAGATATTTTCACCATAATCCTTATAAGAAGCATAACGCCCCATACCAATATAAGTACGAGGCGCTGAATGAGCTTTTATTAAATTAATACCTTTTCTAGTTAAAAAAGGATGTTCCTTCCATCTAGTACGTTCTTTCTTTTTCTTATGGGACGACAACGCTACCGCTGTAACTAACACTAGAATAGCCGTCTAACTTGAGTAACACAATATAGTCCTTAGCTGCGTTAGTCACTGTTACACCTACCACACCTTTGCCTTTACCGTCTCTAGCAATATTTGCAAATTTTGAATAACCATTAGGAGCACTACCAGCGGTATAAGCATCCTCCTGGAAAATTTCCATACTATTAATAGAATTGCTGCGATCAAGAGTGACTTTAATGTCTCCTGTTCCACCTGGATTTACACGGAAACCTCTAACCGCTTCACCGGGATTAGCTGCAGCTGTCGATCCAAGATAAGTAATCTCAGATCCAGCGTCAACGCTTTGTGTATCTAAAGTGCCTTCAATAGTGCGAGTAGCCATGGTGTTTAAGAGATCTGTCCCATCGTGGAGATGTTGAATTTAATGTCGGCATCAATGCCGTGGTCTTTCATGATGTTAAAAAACATCTGTTTGTCTAATGCTTTCTGGTGGAGCATTTCAACGAAAGCTTCCTCTAAATCAGAGCGATCTAAAGATTGAATAGCTAATGAAGCTGCGTGAATTGAAAATTCAACGTCAACTGGAAGCTCTAATGCATCCATAAAAAGTTAGAACCTTATACATATATTACCAGCGCTGAACTGACGCTGCAATTCCTCGTCTAGAGCGACTACTACTAAGCTTTCTCTCACTACGTTTAAGGAGGAGCGTACTAATTCCGTAGCTCCCACCAAATAATACTAAAAAATTGAGAGCAATAAACTCCACTTGCACGTATAGTTACACTTATATATTGTAAGTGAACTCGAACTTAAGAATGAATATAGTTAAATTAACAGAATTAGCTAAAAACCTCACCAGAACAGCAATCTGTGGAGTCACAAAAAAACAGCTCTTAAAGAATTTTAAAGAAGCTTATGAATTAAGTGATATAGAAATCGAAAAAATACTCCAGATTTGTAATTTCAATAAAGAGCCAGACAAGATTGACTATGAATATTTCTATAACAATCCAATAGAACAAAAAGCAGAAAAAATTGAATACCCTTTCACTCAAATTTATGCCTATAAAAACTTTCTATCCGATCAAGAATGTTCAAAACTTATTGAATGTATCAATAAATCGACAAGGAAATCTACATTAGCAAACGATAATGATGATCCAATGTCATCAGACTATAGAACCAGTCAAACCGCAGATCTACACTTCTTTCCTGAAGAATTGATTATTAATCTTGATGAAAAATTGGAGGATTTTATGGAGTTAGATCGCTTCTTAGGGGAAGCTTTACAAGCACAGAAATACAATCCTGGAGAATATTACAAGGAGCATTGGGATTTCTTTCCTCCAAGAAGCAGAAAACAGTACAAAGTCTACTGCGAATGGATGGGACAACGTACATGGACCACAATGATGTACCTTAATGATGTCAGTGAAGGAGGAGAGACATATTTTAAACACCTTAAACTGAAAGTTAAACCAGAAAAAGGACTGCTTCTAGCTTGGAATAATCTATACAGAAATGGAAAACCTAATTATAAAACTATGCATGAAGCTCTCCCACCACTGAAAGAAAATAAGTATGTGATCACTAAATGGTGGCGTAGCTGGACTCTAATCTAAGTTGTAATGACTCTGTCATCCATCTTTTCTCTAACAGTAGCTGGTTTCTCACCTGCAATAGCTCGTCTACCAATAGCAACATCACGCTCATAACGATGATCTTCCATCTCATCAGCAACTTTCATTGCTCTCTCACGTAAAAACTGATATGGATCTACTTTAGGTTCCACTAAAAATAACTGTTGCTATTTATCTAGTTTAACAACTCTCTACTTCTTCAGCTACCCATGAAAATTCCTCCTCTGAGGAGTCATAATCAGCATCCTCTAATAAACGAAGCAAGTAATAATGAATTCTATCTGTGACCCAACGAAGGTCTTCATCACTAATATCGCTGACTATGGCATCTATAGAAAGTTGACGAGACGGAGCACGTACATGCTCTGCTAATAATTGAAGTGCTCGATATCTACTCTTGTTCAACTCGCCTAACATGATACTAGGGGTCCACGACCTCGGTAGTGTTTTCTGCAGATGCAGCTTCAGCTTGCTGTTTTTGAATCGCGGAGAATTCTTGAGCACCTAAAATTTTCAAATAAGCTTCCTTATTACGCATAAGTTGAGCCTCAAGCTCTTTTATCTGAGTCTCTAATTGATTGCGCTGATCTTGTAATTGCTCATCTAATGACTTCGGTGCATCCGCCATGATTCAAAATAAAAATACATCTGAAATGAGTATAGCTCTAGACATCTTTAAATGCCATCTTATATCTCTCTGAAATTGAGCCAACACCATCCGGTAGCACCACCACTAGCAAATAATCTGGGGTTCATATGCTCGAAATTGTAATGAACATCCTTCCCTGCTAAGGGGTTTCTATCACTCCATAAACCATTAATTAAATCCATTTGACCAAAAGGATCCTGCACTAGCCAATAACCATCTCCATATCCGGTAATCGCTACAAGATGCGTTCCTTTCGTAGGATTAGATAACTCACCCTGAGAAAGGAGACTCGCAGCAACTGGTTTTCCTTTCAATAACTCAGCTTGAATATCGTCAGGATCAGCAGAATAAGTAAAAGTAGCTTTCATACCAAGCTCCTCTAAAGCTTGCATATGAGCCTCTCTATGAATGCTCTTACCATGCTTATTAAGCACATTAGAATAGTCCATAACCCCATTAATACTGGGATGTTTAAGATACTTAAGACACATGGCAAAAGTGAAAATATGACTATCCCCTACCTCTTCAGGGTCTTGATAAAAATAAGGAAAATCTTTTAGATACAATAAATCACCATTAACGGCGTATGGGCGAGGAACATGCTCTACCTTCAGACCATACCAATGACTATCTGCTACCCACCAATTACCAAGTCCATACGACATCTCTAAATAGGTATGATCATTCTCTCGATCAATTACCTTACAACGCAATATAGAACGAGAAGCAACTATCTGCGCCTTTTCATCATTAGATAACTCACTTACTGCTACAGGGCGTTTCTTTAACCAGGTGTGGCATTTTGACTTGACTGAAACCCATCCCCAATGAAGTTCACCCATCTGGTTAAAAATGCTCCTCACATATTAACCAATCCTTACCTATTACATTTGATATTTAGTCTGATCTTTAGAATTAGGATTTTCAGCCTTAATTACTAATGGAGCTTGCTCAATTCTAATAGTTTGTACAGCAGCATTAGTTGCAGCTTTCTCAATCATTCTCTCCATATCTTTCTTACTTACTTGTGCATTTTCACCATTCATTTTCATAGTTCCATCACCTTTTTTACTCGCTGTCTGAATGCCAAATCCGGCTAAAACTCCCGTGAACACTGAAGCTATGAATGTTGGATCTATTTTCTGCGATGGTATTCCTGGGATAGAAACATAATTTAATGTCAATATTCCACCGGACCAAATCAACACTCCTAATCTCACAAAAGTACTTATGATTGCAGCTTGTTCTTCTTGATCAGGAAGAATAGCATCTTTTACTTTTCCAAGAACACTTTTCTTCTTGGACTCATCCTTTTTAGGATCTTCGATTACATTTTCAGACATCGTATAGTAGCAGTACGTATTAAGTTTACCCTCAGGTAAACTTATATTGCGACAAGGTATTAGTAAGTTTTATGTGGAAATTAATCCCATTATTAATGTTCTTCATTGCACCTGCTGCTCGTGCAGATCTGGTGCATCGATTATCAACGAGTACTCAACTGTCTGTAGCAGGTGCAGCAACAAGTGGAACTAGACTTGGAAGCACATATACAGTGTCAGGATCGAATATAAAAGTGGATACATCTAATAGTGGTCACTTCGGTGCTCTAACTGCTGGTAGCGCCACTGCAGCCCCTACTCTTGACGTTGGTACTTACGATATAAATACCGCCGGGTCGGCCTTCAGTTTTTCGACTTCGTTTACGCAAGGAGATGCCATATCAGCAATGGGGGCAGGTGTTGACGTTACGGCGGGAGTTGTCGCAGATATGCCAGCATATGGAGTACAAACAACCCAATCCGGTGGTGTCGCAGGTAGTTTGGCAGGTACTATCACTTCAGCGGGCGTGGTTACGCTAACCGCCGGTGGGGCGGGCACTACGGCTACGGGTCAATTTGTAAGTGAGGTTGTCATAGGAGACTAATGAGCTACTATGAAACGCTTATTATTCTTAATATCACTACTATTTATACCTGAAGCTGGTGCAGTTCCCGTAATCCCAAATTTCACACAGGGAGGTATGACGAGCCATACAGAAACGACTTCAAAAGTAACCGAGACTATAAATTCGATCGACTACCAAACAGGGTGGCAGTATACTGTGACGGGTACAAATGTACAACACTCAGGTACAAGTATTTCTCCTGATTCAATAACAGGAAATAGTAATACGCTTCAAGGTGTGACTTCTACATGGACGGGTCTAGACGCTGCAAACAAACCAGATTGGACAATAGCGAATCCTGCTGGCAGCTTCCAATTCACCGAAACATATCGAGCGCCAGGGATGGTCAACCAGACAATAATACAGAGGGTCACCGAGATCCAAAGTGTGACCGACACAACTTCAACTTTCAGCAACTAAGCTACCTTCTATTAGTATTACTCAATGCGAATGCACTACTCCCCACAGCAGTACGCGCTTCGGACGTTGGCGGTGTTAGCGCCACTGCTAATCCTGTGGCTAATAGTTCAGGTTCTGTTACCAACCAGGCCATCCAGGTTTTACAAGGACCGTACATTACCAACACCTATGGGGACGGAATCTCGTGCCAGGGTCCTACTCTGAACATCACGCCATTTTTGACCGACAGCCATTCTTACCAGCAACCCAGGGAGTATTACTATAATGATCCCGTATACGACGTTTCTGATAGCAATAACGATGGAGTCATCGATAATCCAGGATCCATCCTGTATCACGTACCCACAAGAACAGGACAGAAGGATCAGTTCAACTTTAATTATGGACTCTCCGCCACCATCTCAATTCCCCTCGACGGATCGTTGCAAAGTAGATGTAAAAGGGCCGTGGATTCTAGAATAAAATATACCAATCAACTAGTTGCTAATAAGAGATTAGATTTCGAAATTGCGAGACTTAAAAATTGTGCTGAACTCCTAAAGGCCGGAATACGATTTCATCCAAAATCCAAATCAGCAGTGATATGTTCAGACGTAATATTAGTAAATCCACCAGGTGTAGTAGGTCCTCATCAACATACTATTTCACCTTCTTCTTCGACTGTTTCAGAGGAAGTAAACCCTTCTTCTCTCGATACTGATTCGTCCGTATCTCCGACTGAGACAACCTCCGAGGCTTCCGACCAAGCTTCGTCTGGATGGTTCCGATGGCCTTTTTCACGGCAGGCTTCACAACCTTCAGAAGAAGATCAGCCAGCGGCTTCGCTAGGAGGGCCGATGTCGTGGCCACCGTAGCAATCGTCGCAGTAGTAGCGACAACTTGAGGAGAAGGTAGATATTGTTCTATAGGACCGATATCTTCGTATAACGTAATGCAAATAGTTTTATCTTCATTTAATTCAAACCCTACTACTTTCTCTTTTTGATTCTGAGCAACGTCTCCGATACGAGGAGCGTTAGGACCAGGGCATGGTACCTCTTGCTTAGGTATTTCAGGAACACCTGTCTCAGGGGCTTCTGGGGGAGGTGGAGGATTATATGCTGGTGGCTTAGCTTCAGATGTGTAAATTAAATTTTCAGGAGTGTAATCCATAGCATTGAAGCTTGGATATTGACCATTCGGACATAAGGTTCTTACTCCACTATCGTCTTCTATAGGTAGATTACCAGCTCGTTTATCATCAGGATGCCATTCAACACACCCAGGCATCTCAACTACCGGAACACCAATTATTACAGTTACAGGAGGCGCAGCAGGAAGTAAGAACTCAGTTGGAAGAGGTCTTACAGGAACAAAAAATGTATTTATTGGCTCAACCTGAATATCAGGTATTTCGTCCACTACCTAGGAATACCAAATCCTTTAGGTCCAGCAGGTGCAGCTGGTGGTGCTAATGCTGGTCCCGTCATGCTAGGAAGCTTCGTATCAACTAATGATGGAAGTGATCCAGTAACTGACTTAAGAACTTGAGACTTAACATTATCAATAAGTTGATCTCTTTGTAGGTATACATATACACCACTCCCAACAACGGTAAGAGATACAACACCAGACGCAATAGCAACGAGGTTGACAACTTTTTGAATCTTACAAGACATGATTTATTCGGAAATTAAAGTTCCTAAATCTCGACGAATTGTTCTAAGTTCTTCAAGATCTTTAGATTTTGTACCGCCATCATACTCCCATGCATATCCTTTTTCAATCATCTCCTCATTGATAGATTTCTGTTTATGACACTCACAATCGCAATTATCGTCACATTTAGGGTAACCAATATATAGCCAACCTAGAAGACGTCCATACTTGCCTACACCTCCTTCGAGCTCGGTTCTTATAACTAAATCCTCTTCTCCGGCTATCGCTCCCTCAAGCCTATACTCAAGCCATTCAGAGGCATCAATACCTAATTCCTTTTCTTCTAAATCACGAGTTCTTTTCTCAGGAGAATCAATACCAGCAACACGTATTCTTTCAGATTTACAAATACCAAAACCTAAATCAAAAGTCACATCTATCGTGTCACCATCAACAATTTTATCGACGGAGATTACCCTAAAGTTATAACAACTATTCGTACTAGGGGGTTTCATCAATCAGCTGCTTTTGCTGTGTTACCTTTTGCTACCCATTCTAGGTATTGAGGGCATTTATCAGTACAGGTTGTTTTGTAAGATCCATCATCCTCTACTCTTTTATATATTTGAGGAGAATCTGAATCTATTTTTGCTATTTTTTGGTAATACTTCATAATTCTGCTGAAAACCCTAAAAAAGAACTGTTGTCATTTGACCTTCCAAAAGCACCGTCTTCAGAAGGAAATCCATGACTAGTTTTAATGAAATAAACCATAGCATTTTTTGTATTCTGATGCCCCGATAAAGATGGTACAGAGGTACATATTTGATTACTAGTTGTTCTAAGTATATAATGAGTTGCAGTTCCTGTTGTGTCTAAAGATGAAGGTGCTGCTCTCATATCTCTACCAAGGTTAATAAGTATTTGTGATGAATTACTTCCATCAATATTACCTGAACCGTAATAGGTATTTGTAGATGCATCTATTCTGTAATAATACCTCTGACACCTAGCTAATTCATCAGAATAAGATCTATGTTCAAAGTCAGTAGCAACGTCTCCTACTTCTAGCTGAACGCCTGTAATTTCAAATGTTGCATCATTAGTTGTATACCAAGTAGATGTCCAATCAGGTGTTCTATTTGCACTGTCAAAAGCAGCCCAAGTATTAAGTGTATTGTTATTAGTCCAGTTTCCTCCCCACCAAGTAGGGAAAACAATCATCATTCCTATACCATTATCATCATTAATATCAATATTTCCAGCAGCCTGACCTGGAATTTTTTTCGTGATTTTTGTCCATGTATCAGCACTTAATGATCCAGTTTCCCACGCATAAAGTTGTCCTGTTCCATCATCGCTTCTCAGATAACCATAAAAATTCTGTGCGACACTTGACTTAACCCAATAGGATAATGTTATATAACTCGTAGCAGATTTATAGTTCCAACCAGAATTAGCAAGATCTTGTGCCTCTACTTTATATCTCAATATCATATAATCACCAGCACCAGCACCACCTGTCTGATTACCATTTTGAAGATGAAGAGAATTTCTAAATCCTGCTCCAAAAGGTCCAGTATCACTTGTAGATAGGGAGTGTTGAGTTAGAGTTGGTGCCTCATCTGCTCCTGTATATAAAAGATTGAATCGATCACAAGTATATCCTTCTGCACTTATCGATTGGCCATATTGGGCCACGTTCATTGCCCCATTAATTATCAAATTTCTATTACTTAGATTATTAGTAACCTTTGCTGTACAAGTTCCATCAGAAGCAAGCGTAATGGCATTTCCATTAGCTCCTGCTGCATCGGTTATGGCGTTGACTTTAAGTGTGCTCATGGTTAATCTCCTAAAGCTGTTTTAATACCAGCTATATCAGTTGCATTGTCTATATTTGTTTGCATAGTTGCATACTTAGTTCTGATTGCAGCTCTAGAAGTTTCAGCAGCAGAAGTATCTGAACCTGGAACATTTAAAGAAATAACTTCATCATGTGGTTTAAATTCCGTTGTTCTCTTTTCTCTTCTTACATCATGTGCAATTGACTTAGATTGAGCTAAATCTTCTGTCACATTTTCACCTGATCTTTTCCAAGCATCAAAGAAAGTAAGGCCATCAGGTAACGTACTTGTATCAACAATTTTATACTCTGTTCCACTTGGAACATCTTTTGCTGCAACTTCTTCAATAGTAAAAGTTTTACCTGTATTTGGATTGATTTCTGTAAGAACAGGTGTCA